ACGCCCGAAGAACCCTTTGACGACTTTGATGAGTTTGTGAAGCATCACCAAATCAAGGATGAAGAGATGGGTGCAGCCTTCGCAGCATGGCTATCTCAGTTAGGGTGGGACGGAGACTTTGAAAAGGTGGAAGAATGAACGCTGATGAACGCCAAGCCCTACAAGAAAAGCACCAGCCTCAACCGCACACGGAATGGTTTCCGGTGTGCGCCACCTGCATCACCCAATCACCCTGCGACGTAATCAAGGTACTGGACGAACTAGAGAGAGTGCTAGCCATATGAGCGTACTTTTCGCAGTAGCAATGACGTTGGTGGCAGTAACTGCCCTAAATAATATGAGGAAACGATGAGAGCACGTTGCCAACACTGCGGTAAGAAAATCCGACTGACCCCATCAGGGCGCATTTGGTATCACAAACGAAGCAAGGCCATATTCTGCAAGGTCCCGACCAAGGCAGAGCCAGAATGAACCCCGAAGCAATCCAAAAGTTGATTGACTTGCACTACTACGTTGAGTGCGAGTGCGGTAAGGACTGTTACCCTCAATCGTGCGAAGAGTGCGGAGAGGAATGGCCCTGCACAGAGTTGGGTCGGCTACAACTGTTGAAGGCCATTGAATACCCGAAGATAAAGGGAGTGTATAAATAAAGTCCTTATATTGCTCGGTTTGTAGGAACTAAAAATAATTCCAGAAAATGACTTGACCGGCGAGCGGTCACGGTGTAAAGTAGTTCTGTTGGGGTGAAGTGAAGTAACTCTGGCAGGAGGAATTAAAGATGGAAGCAGTCAAGAATTGTGAAGAAGTCATCAAGGAATCAATGAAGTTGGAGTGGTCATTTACAAGCGACAACAAAGTTGCTCTCGGTCACGACGAGCAGGGTCTCGCTGTTTCAATCCACAAGATGTACGACCTTGACTCATTCACGTTCAAGTTTCACGCTTGGACTTATGGTCCTTACCAGACCGCAGGACTCTTTGACTCAATGGTTGAAGGCATGAAGTCATTCGGATTCTCAACGGAACCAACTCCAGAATACTTCGAAGCGGTTGCTGCCGAGCGTAAGAACTTGGGACTGGAGGTGAACTAATGGCTAAGTTTATTATCAAAGACTGGATGGGAAACATCTTGTTCAAGGGGAAGACCTTTAAATCTTTTGAAGATGGCTGGTCTCACATTTACGAGAACGACCCCGAACCCGAAGAAGGTACGCCTGAATGGGTGGACGGTTGGTACGACGATTACTACGTCGAGGAGGTGAACTAATGGTTGCTTTCGGCTACATCTTTGAAGGCATGGTTATCATGTGCATTGTCGGACTCGTGCGTTTCCTATGGCAGACGCGGTAACCTCGTTGCATGACCTGCGTCGTGGCCCTCGTAACTCAAGGAGGCTCTTACATCGGGAGCGACTCCATCACAGTTGAGGAGTCAGGACTGTACGGATTGGCTCTTTCGCCAAAGGTCGCTCGGTTCAAGAATACGCTGGTCGGGTTCGCTGGCTCGTGGAAGGTAGGTCAAGAAGCGTTCCGCCTACTTTCCACGATGGCCAACCCGTTGCCGGAACTGTTCATTAAGCGGTTCAAGACGGAATACAACAACTGGGCAATCTTGATGGTGAGCGAAGGAAGAGTGTACGAAGTCAATGAGGATATGGCGATTGTTGAAGTCCGGCCTTCGAAGGAAGGAACCTACGCTTCCATCGGCACCGGCGCAGCAGTCGCTCTCGGCTCCCTTTACACCGACCACATAGACAAGTCCAGCGTCATGACAGCGTTACGCGCAGCCGAAGCACACGTTGCTTCTGTGAGGCGACCCTTCACCGTTCTAGAGATACAATAAGAACGAGCGACAAAAGTCGCAAGGAAGAAGGGGATGATGCTAGACATCCAGAACGTACAACTCGGAACACTCATACCGCACCCTAAAAATGTGCGACAAGGAGACATCGGCGCAATCGCTGAGAGTCTTCGTATCCATGGTCAGTACCGACCAATCGTCGTGCAGAAGTCCACGAACTACATCCTCGCCGGTAACCACACGTGGAAGGCAGCGCGCTCTCTCGGGTGGAACAACATTGCCGTTACGTTCATTGACGTGGACGACGAGCAAGCAGCGAGGATACTGCTCGTGGACAACCGTGCCAACGACCTGGCAACTTACGACGATGAGAGTCTCGCGAAACTACTGAAGGAACTCGCTCACACGGAAGCGTCTCTTGAAGGTACCGGATTCGATGGCGACGACCTCGATGACCTGCTGTTCAGATTAGAGGGCTCATCAGGAACATTGAACGCTGGCGTTAGTGCGACCGAACGTCTTGAAGCATTTGAGGCTCGCGGAATTCGCTCCGTTGTTCTTCCATTCCCAGAAGAGCAGTACGGCGAGATGATTGAACTGCTTCAGAAATTGCGTAACGTAACCGGAGTAGACAACAACAGCGACGCGGTATTCGGCTTCCTTCAAGAGAACCTATGAGAATCATTGAAGTCACCAAGCACGATTGGGAACGTCGTGACCGTACTCACAAAGCGCCGGAGATGGTTGGCGTGGATGAAGCGGTGAAACTCATTGACGCGGATACCGGCGTAACCATAGCGTTCCAGCAGTTACTACCGGAGAGCGCGCAGGAGTTGAAGCGGAGACTCACGCGCTACTTACGCTTTGAGGTTAAGTACGACAGCGCGAAATCAAAGACCGGGGCAGCACGTTTGTCAGGTATGAACTACGAGAGCCGTGTGTTCGGGTATACCGCTCCTCAACCACTGCGACGTCGCTATGGCGTATCTGACGCGTCCTTCAACGTTAAAGAGCCGGAGGCCTTCCGCTTACTGGAGGAGTTCACCAAGATTGCCTGGGATACGTTCTGTGAGGCTGCACCGGAGAAGGCAGAAGAACACCTGGCTCATACGACAGAAGTTCATTCCGACTGGCGCATCGCTGGCGCACCGTTCACTTCAGGCATCATCAATAACACTGCCGCACTTCCGTACCACAAAGACTCCATGAACATTAAGGGAACGTGGAACAACATGCTCGGAATAAAAGGAGGCGTAACCGGAGGCGGATTGCACTTACCTGAGTACGACGTTTGCTTCGGAATCCCTGATGGGAGCATCTCTGGGTTCGACGGACAAGCAGCGTGGCACGGAGTAACGCCACTCGTGAAGAAGCACAACGACTCCTACCGATTCACAATCGTTTGGTACACGAAGGCAGGAATCGTCGGCCGAGGTTCAAGGGAAGAGGAAGTCATGGCAGCGAAGTTGCGAGCCACCAAGTAATCATGCGAATCGGATACCGCCGATTGGTGGATGTTAAAGGCTGGCCTGAAACACGCAACGCCATCCTTTCTGCGCTGATTGAGCGTGGTCACGAAATCATCCTCTTGAGCCAACTTTCGGAAGGAACTTATCCGGACTCCTGTTTAACGGAGGGCGAATACGACATCTTGATGCTTGAGTTCGGTAGCGCAAATACGCTCATGTTCGCCAAAGCGTGGGAAGCCAGCCTGAAGTTAGTGAAAGAACACAAAGGCCCAATCATCTACATAAACGATGACCCCGACCTTCATTGGTCAAAATCACAAAGCGAAAAGTTGTTCCAAGATGAGGACTGGTCACGTTGGACTTTCGCATTTAACGCCATCGACCTATCCGCTGTCCGGAAGATGTTTCACATCCCAACAGAAGCGAAGGTAGTGGAGTTCCCAATGAAGTCTCTGTTCAAACGACTTCCTTTCGCTGACGGCGAGATAGACAAAGCCATCTATTACGGCAAACCGAAAGCAAGGGAAAAGATGATTCAGGCTTTCTACACAACCAAACGCCTCGCCATCGCCGGAGTTCAAAAGCAATACGAGCCGTTGGGCCTTTCAGTCCTGCCGGTTCCGGAGTTCAATAACCGAGGCTTCTTGTATCGCCAGTATTGGGCTTCGCTGGCTTTATTCGACAGCCGTCACGCCAAAATAGGATTTCGCACCGGCAGGGCCTACCATTCGGTCCTAAACGGCGTTCCTGCGCTTGCACCAGTGGGCAATGAAGGGTTGGGTTGGGTTAACCAGTTGCGAGGCTTAGAGGACTTTCTAGGCTTCTTTGATGAGAGCAGGGAATACCGCAGAGCGTTATTGGAGCAGCAGCAAAGAGATGCTTTCCCAGACGTTGATTGGGAGTCGTTAAGCCTGTGATTGGTTACGACCTAGATGGAGTTCTGGCCTCGGAGCCAAAAGACAAAGTCGCTTCGGCTAAATGGTTCGCCAATTGCGAGCCGTTGCTTCTGCCGACTGAACCGTTCATTGCGATTACCGCTCGGCGTAGTACCAAAGCCAACAAACAGGCAACATACGCTTGGCTTCACAAACATTACGCAGATTTGTGCCAAGGTGTAGCGATGATGGACTTCGTTGGAAACGTCAAAGACATTATGGAATACAAGGCCAGCGTAGTTCAATACTACAAACTGACGGATTACACAGACAACAACCTCAACTGGCTAAACGGAATGAAGCCTCTATGCGAAGCGAGACTTTGGCATTGGCGCAAGGGAATGGAAAGTCCTGTGTTATTGGAGAGGTGAGGATTGTGGATTCGCTATTATCGTTAAATAACGAGCAAGGCCATTAACCAAATAATTTCAGGGGAGAACGTTATGAGAGTATTCGTATTCACTTACGACCGATTCGACAGCATTACAACTTCAGGACTACTTGAGGCTGAGGGCATCGACCACATCGTGTTATGCCACACGGAAGAGCAGCGACAAGGATTCATAGACGGCGGAAGGGTCAATCCTGAACGGATAATCGTCACAAATCAGCCGAAGGGTCTGGCGTACAACAGAAATTATGCGCTGGAAATGATGGAAGAAGGCGAATGGGCGATGTTCCTCGTGGACGACCTAAAGGACGTAACCGAACTTCGTAACTATGACCGAGCCACATCTCCGTTGCCAATCACGATGGCGAATCAAAAGATGTATAAAGAACGCTTTGACACACCACTCACGATGGAAAAGTTCCTGATGAGAGCGGAGGAGTTGTCCAAAGTCTGTGACCGGAATAACTGCTACCTCGGCGGATGGGCTGGAATCGACAACCCAATCTTCAGATGCGACCACTACAAGACCAACGTTCTTGCCGATGGACGAGCCTGGATTGTCAAGAAATCACACTTACGCTTCGATGAAGGAGCGCAGATGATTGATGACCTCTGCTGGACGGCTCAAAACATAAAGGAGTTCGGCATCGTCATCGTGGACTTATGGATTCTCCCTGACTGCCGTCGTTACTCCAAAGGTGGCTTCGGAAGCATTGAAGACCGTATGGAGCAGAAGATACGTGAAGCCGGACACCTTGTCCGCACATACCCAGAGTTCATTCAGGTTAAAGAGAAGACCGGATGGGTCTATGGAGCGCACGTCGTGCTTCGTCAGATGAGAAACAAACCCAAGATACGCTAGAACTATGGCGAATAGAAATCCAGACCCCGAACTGCTAGAAAAGGAACGTCAAGTTCTTGAACTACGCAGAGCCGGTGCGACCTATGACGAGATTGCCAGAGCGACTGGATACGCCACTCCACAAGGCGCATACCTAGCCTACGGCCGTGCGCTCAAGAGAACGCTGACGAACGCCGGTTCTGAGGAACTACGTGAGATGGAACTCGACAGGCTCGACAGACTCCAACGAGCAGTCTGGCCAAAGGCACTCAACGGCGAGTATCCTGCTGTGGACAGAGTGTTGAAAATAATGAACCAACGAGCGCAGTATCTTGGTTTGTACGCTCCGACGAAGATGCAGGTGGAGGCCACCGTCTATGACACAGGAACAATCGAGTCCGAAGTCGCCCGACTCCGACTCATCCTTGAGAACCATAGCAGCGTCACGGATTCTTTGGGAGAAGGAACTAGCACGGCCGGAGCAATTACCGAGTGAAGAGAAAGATTGGAACGTTTATCTGTATCTTGCTGGTCGTGGTGCAGGTAAGACGCGCACTGCTGCGGAATGGGTTGCTTGGCAGTCCGTTAGATTTCCTAATACCAGGTGGGCGGTTGTGGCAGCAACGTTCGGTGACGTACGCGACACCTGCGCCGAAGGTGAGTCGGGTCTTGTAAACATTCTCAGACGCTACGGCGTACTGAAGCATTACAACCGTTCAATGGGTGAGATGAAACTCACCAACGGTTCGCTCATAAAGATGTTCTCCGCTGACGAGCCAGACCGTTTACGTGGCCCTCAGTTTCACGGAGCCTGGTGCGACGAGTTGGCAGCCTGGCGTTACCCGGAGACGTACGAACAGTTGCAGTTCACGCTCCGTCTTGGTGACAATCCGCAGACCATCATTACTACAACGCCTCAGCCGAAGAAACTGATTAAAGAACTTGTCGCCAACGAGAGGGGAACGGTACGCGTAGTACGTGGTTCCACGTTCGACAACGCAGCAAACCTGCCATCAGCAGCACTTGACCAACTCCGCGCCAGATACGAAGGAACTCGCCTTGGTCGTCAGGAACTTTACGCGGAAGTGTTGGAAGATACTCCCGGCGCTCTATGGACAATGGACAGCATTGACGCTACGCGAGTCAAGCAACTACCGGACATGGTGCGCGTCGTTGTAGCGATTGACCCAGCAGCAACCAGTAACGAGATGTCGGACGAGACAGGAATCGTTGTTGTCGGGAAAGGAGTGGACGGACGCGGTTACGTGCTCGCTGACCGGAGTTGTCGCTTGTCTCCTGCTGGATGGGCGCGTCGAGCGATTGAGGCTTACGACGAGTTTGAGGCCAGCCGTATCATCGGTGAAACGAACATGGGCGGAGAGATGATTGAAACCATCATCCACCAGATACGCGGAAACATTCCGTATCGTGGTGTAGTAGCCAAGCGCGGAAAGGTACTGCGCGCCGAACCAGTCGCTGCGCTCTACGAGCAGGGAAGGATTAGCCATCATGGAACGTTCCCTGAGTTGGAAGAGCAGATGACGACATGGGTCGCAGACCAGTCCGACTACTCACCCGACAGATTGGACGCGCTCGTTCATGGCTTCGCTTCATTGGACATTGGTATTGGTGCTTCCGCCGACCGCTACTTCAACGCCATCGCTCCGTTGTGTCAGAAGTGCGACATGCCTAACGCTGAAGGCCTTTCGCTTTGCTCGCACTGCGGTTCAACACTACAATAAAACAATCTAACGAAGAGGGATAATGGCTCTATTCAGTCGCAAAAAGAACGAAGACGCTCTCGTTAAGAGAATCGCCGAAGAGGTAATCAAGGCGAGCGGAAACAACATGGGAATGACACCTTACGGTGGAACCGGATACGCGACTACTTCAGCAGCAATGCCTTCACAGATGATGCAGTCTCCCGGCAGTGGTGGACAAGGACTGCTTCAGTCACCAGGAACCCAAGCCAATCCGCTTCCGCGCTTCTCCTACGATTTCGGGGCTCAGTTAGGCCCATCAGCACCGTTCCTACCTGCTCCCTTAGACCCCGTATTTGACGATTCTGGACGTGCGCTTCCTCGTTTGTGGGAATACCCCGTCGCGTGGAACCTTGACCTCAATATGCAGTCAACACCGTGGACGGTACTGCGTTCAATGGCTGACCAGATTGACATCATCCACCGTTGCATTGAAATCAAAATTTCTGAAATCACCAAGATGGAATGGTCGTTCGACGTAGAGGACGCAACCATCTTCCAGATGATGTCTGAGCAGAACGTCTCTCACGCTAAAGCAGCCAAGATTGCTCGCGAACTGTACGACGAGAAGATTGTTGAACTCCGAAAGTTCTGGGAGAACCCGTACCCAACACTCGGACGTACGTTCACTGAGTGGATGACTGAGTTCCTATGGCAACACTTCGTGTTCGACGGAACGCCGGTATATCCTCGCTACAATTTGGGTAAGAACGTAATCGGCTTTGAAATCATTGACGCTCCTACCATCAAGGTTCTCCTGGACAATCGTGGCGCTGTTCCTGCTCCACCGGCTCCTGCATACCAACAGATTCTTTGGGGATTTCCACGAGGCGAGTATCAAAGTTCACCGGAGAGCGACGGAGAGTTCTTCTCGGGAGAAGGTAAGGCTGGCGAATACATGCGCGACCAGTTGGCCTACTTTGTTCGCAACCGTCGTACGTGGTCACCTTACGGATTTAGTTGTGTAGAAGAAGCAGTTCCTAGCGCCACGATTTATTTGGAACGCCAGATGTGGATGAAATCGGAATACTCCAACGGTTCCGCGCCTATGGCTTTCTTCGAGACGGACTCCGACGAAATGGAACCAACGCGTCTTGCTGCATGGGAACGCGTGTTCAACGACAAGATGTCCGGTCAGACTGGCGAGCGTCACAAGATGAAAGTGCTTCCACGCGGATTCAAGCCAACGTTCGCTCCGACCATTGACGAGCGTTACAAGACGGACTACGACAACTTCCTCATCCTGCGTATCGCCACAATCTTCGGCGTATCGCCATCAACTCTGGGCATCATCCCACGTAGCGGTCTTGGTGGAGCAGGTGAGCGTGAAGGTGAAGCACAACAGGCACTCACCACGTCTCAGAAACCATTGGAATCGTTCCTCGTTGAGACAATCAACACGCTGTCACGCCGGTTCCTCGGAGCGGACAAGAACATCACGTTCCACTTTGACGACGACAACGACAACATCGCCACTCTGAACGCTAAGTCGACGGCCTACCAGACTTCGCTCTACTCCGGTCAGATGACCATGAACGACGTACGCGGTGAACTCGGTATGCCTCTGTACGACATGCCGGAAGCAGACGAACCGTTCATCCTCGGTGCTGGCGGTAGTCCGGTCTTCCTTAAGGGATTGCTGGAAGTCAACGAATCTGGTGAAACAGTAGAACAGAAGGGAACGGAAGCGACTGATGACGAAATGGATTCTGGGGCCGGAAGTAGCGGTAACGTCAGCGAAGAAAGCAAAGACGCGGAAGGCTCGAAAGGCAAAGGTAGCCAGGGCAAAGACAGCGAAGGCAAAGGTTCACAGAACGTCGGTGAAAGCAAAGCGTCGTCGTCTGACGTAGATGACGCGGAGAAGTCTGTAAGCAGGGAAGAAATCCGGGAGTTCTCGCGCTTCGTAAAATCACGACACAAGAACGGCAAGTGGAGGGCGTTTGACTTCGTTACCATTCCGGAAGAAGTTGCTGACAAGTTGAACGAGCAGGGATACTTCATCGTCAAGGGAGTTACTCCCATGCCGGAAAGCGTTTACGACTGGGCTGCGAGTTATCTGAACAGCGAGATAACTGATACCCCAAAAGGTTTGCTTACTAAGCGAGCGTTAAGCGACGTTCCTGGAATCAAGCACAAGTTGATGGTGGAGAAACATTACGCTCCCATCATTGAGCAGGCTCTCGCTAACAGCATTACCGGAGTTGAAGCAGCGATTAAACAGGCTATGGAGTCTTCCAACAAGGCAGCCGACGACGACCTTTCCGCAGCACGATTAGCCGTTGCTCAGAACATCAAGGTGGATACGCTTCCACTACAGAAGTCGCTGGAGCAGATGGCTCTCGACTCAGGGTTCGTTGGAAGTGCTTACGCGGTGAGAGAAATGGGCGACGGAGCCTCCCTCGTATCGGACTTGTCGAAGGCATCGGTGAACTTTGACTGGGATTCATGGGAACCTGGCAATCCACTAGCAGCGTCAATGATTACCGAAGGACGTATGCTCAACGTCCTCAACGGAACGAAAGCAACAGCCAACGGAATCGGTAAAACCACCACTAAGAGAATCACCAACGCAATCGTCAACGGAATCAGCGCCGGTGACCCAGCGAAGTCAATCGCCAAGGACATCAACGCAATCATCCAAGACCCTCAGCGCGCCATGACCATCGCGGTTACTGAAACGAACTACGCGTACAACTCAGCAGCAGTAGACCAGTACGCAGCGTCCGGACTTACTCAGTTCGAGTGGTTCGCGTATGACGACGGATTGACGTGCGAAGTGTGCTTAGATGAAGAGAGTGCAAATCCTCACGACCTATCCGACGACGTTCCACCGGCTCATCCGAATTGCCGATGCACTGTTCTCGCTGTAATCTCTAGTAACTAACAGAGGAGTATTTCAACAATGACTCAAGACATCACTTACGTTGGCTTTGGTGACATAACCTGCAAGCGCGGAGACGATGGTGCTCTGTTCGTTTACGGTAAAGCAACTGGCCCAGACCTCGACCTCGACCAGCAAATCTGCGACCCTGACTGGTTGAAGACTGCAATGCCACAGTGGTTGGCTACTGGTGCGAACGTTCGTGAGATGCACAATTCCATCGCAGCCGGTATCGGTCTTGAACTGAACGCTGACGGAGAAGACTGGTATTTGAAGTCAGAAGTAGTGGACGACAACACCGCACGTAAGGTGGAGAAGAAAGTCTTGAAGGGGTACTCCATCGGTATCAAACAAGCACGAATCGTTAAGGACGAGAAGGCTCCTAACGGCCGTATCGTCGGTGGACAGATTGTTGAAGTGTCGCTCGTAGACCGTCCAGCCAACCCAACCGCAACCGTAGAGATTGCCAAGGCAGTAGGCGAGAACCTTGAACTCGTTAAGGGCATTGACCTGGAGCCACTCATTCCGAACACTCAGCAGAGCCACGCAGACTCAGCCAACATCAACCAAGAGTTGAACATCGTTGATGTCCCTGCTGCTAAGGACTCGGACGACCCATACCCAGCAGTAACGCTTTGCCCTGCTTGCTCCGGTACCGGCGTTCAGGCCGACACCAACGACGCTTGTCCTGTTTGCGATGGCTCCGGTAAGCACCCCGAAGTATGGCCAATGAACCCTGAAGCGGAACAGTTGTTTGACGAACTGAACCAGGAAGGCGAAAGTGGCAAGGGAGCAGACGCGGAAGTCGAGAAGAAGGACTACTCCGACAAGCAGCGTCAGAACTTGGCTGACAAGGGTCAAGCAATGCCCGACGGTTCTTACCCAATCAAGACCGTAGGCGACTTGAAGAAAGCCATCCAAGCGTTCGGACGCGCTAAGGACAAGGCCAAGACCAAGGCACACATCAAGGCTCGCGCCGAAGCACTCGGAAAGGAAGACCTGCTTCCTGAGAGTTGGAAGGCAGTTGACGCAGACGTTGTTAAGGAGATGGAGCACGACCCTGACGACCTCGCAGCAGTGCGTCAGTCTCTCATCAACCTCATTAAGGCCGAACTCGACGAGATGGCCAGTGGAGAAGAGAACGAAGTATGCGACATCTACCAGTTGACTCAGGCTCTCGAACTGTTCCTCTGCTGGTGGGAACACGAAGCAGACGAGAACGAAACGACTAACCCATTTACAACCACTACAACAGGAGACGACACGATGGCCTACATTGGACTCGGAGTATCAGCAGACCTTATTAAGTCAGCGAGCGCAGAAGACGCAAGCGAAGACACCAAGACCGAACTACGGAACGAGATTCGCAAGGCTCTCGGAGTAGATGAGGAGATTGCCATTTACAAGACGGCACTCGCAGAACAGCAAGAGAGTGTGCAAGCACTAAAGGCTGCGCTGGAAGAGGTACGTGAGATGGCTACGCCCGGAGGACCCGTTCTTCGAGCAACACAGGCACAGGCATCTAAGGCTGCCGACGCTGAACGACTGCAAGCGGAAGCAGCACGCTACAAGCGTCTGGCAAGCGAAGTAGTTGACCCATCCATGAAGGCTGGATACTTGGCCAAGGCTGCGAGCGCAGTAGCCGACGCTGAGCGAATCCTTCGCAACTAACCACAACCTCAAAGGAAATTCAAATGGCACTTACTGCCCCATCCATTGACGAACTATTTGGCGGACTCCCAGCCGAACAGCGTCTTGACCGTTTCGAGGCTTACAAGTCTGCAATGAGCGTTTGCCACCAGGCTGCTCGTAGCGGTGCTTACTCGTTCAACGGTGCAACCATCCAGAAGAACACCACAGTCGCAGACCGTGTTGGTGAACTCAAGGACATCGTAACCAAGGGTCTTTCAGCAGAACAGATTTCTTCAATCACGACTGCCCTCGACACAGTTCAGAGCGTTACTAAGGCTAGCCCTGAGTGGACACTTACTAACCCTCTTAACAACTCAACTTCAGGTGTAACTGGTCTTGTTCCTTACGACCTTGAGCCAGCACTTGCACTGCTCGTACCTCGCTCATTCATTCTCCGTAACAGCGTTAGCCGTATCGGTGGAATTGGTCAGGCATACGAGTTCCGTCGTATCCTCGGTGTAACGAACTCAAACACTGGTGGCGTACCAAACATGAGTACGTTCTTCAACCCAACTGGCACAACTGCTCAGTTCGGTGGAGTTACTCTTAACCGTCCAAGCAAGATTGAGTACGCTGCTGACAAGATTGTTCTGTCACACGTCAACCAGGGTGTTTCTGACCAGGTAGACATGACTGCACAGTTCGCTGGTCAGGGATACGCCGACCTCCGTCAGTTGTCGCACACCTCAACCATCTGGGCACACATGCTCGGTGAAGAGCGCAACATGCTGAACGCACGTGCAAGCGTCATCAACATCAGTGGCTTCTCGGCTACTGCTGCTACCGACACTTCAACTACTGGAACTGGTCTGCCTTCGCTTACCTCCGCTCCAGTAATCGTTACCTTCTCATCTTCACAGGGCGAATCACAGGCTGTTTCAGTCGGTACCATCGCTTCAGGTGCAGCAGGAAACGGTATTAAGTTGACTTCGGTTGTTGGCATTCCTTCCGGAACCATTGCTGTCAACACCTACGTAACCGCTGGCTCGTACTACTGGAAGGGTACAACCGTACTCACCACTGGTGTTTCGCCAACCACGTTTGCCCTCGTATCGTCGCTGCCTTCAACGTCGGCAGACAACGGTTCAGGTAACTCACTTGGCTACGACGGTTTCGTTTCAACCTTGACCAACCCGAACGTTTCAGGTTCAGTAGTTGCACTGAACGGTGCGTTGTCAACCAGCATCCCTGGTAACGACTTCCAGACCGTGTTCTACAACCTGTACTCATCTGTAATCGGTGACCCTGACATGATTCTGACCTCGGCTGGCGTTCGTAAGGAACTTGCTCAGACGATTCAGCAGCAGGGTACTCCTACCGGCTACCGCTTGAACTACACGGCTGGTTCAGACGGTTACACCGTTGGCTCAGTTGTAACGGCTATCCAGAACGAATCAACCGGCAAGATGGTTGACGTTGTGGCCCACCCTTACATGCCACAAGGTGTTGCACTCGTCCACTCAAAGACACTTCCATTCCCGGACAGTGGCGTGAGCGAGACTGTTCAGGTTGTCAACGTTCAGGACATGATTGTTCTGGAATGGCCACAGATTCAGTTGTCATGGGACATCTCGACGTACCAATACGGTTCGCTCGCGTTCCGCGCACCTGCATGGTCGGCCGCAATCACAAACATCCTTTAAGGATGCAAAGTCGCTAGTAGGTAACTGCTAGCAAACGAGAGAGTGGGTAGTGGTTCGCCTCCCCTGACCACTACCCACTCTGCTCGCATACAATGGGAGAACTATGCGATTAGTTGGAAGTGACACCGGACTTCACCAAGTTGAGGTCGGTAACAAAGTAGTAAATCGTTCTAAAGATGGAACGTTCCATGTATCCGGCCCGGAAGCAACGCTTCTGAAGAAATCCGGAGACTTCGCGGTTGCTGGAACTAACTTCCGCAATGCTCGCGGATTCCGTTGCAATGACTGCAACTTCGTAGGTCTTTATCGAGATAAGTGCAAGTGCGGTTCAACGAACCTGACACCAGAGGGGGATAATGAAGTACCTACTAACGAACGGGAATAGGGAACTCGCCAAAGACGGTATCTTTACGTGGACGTTACCGGCGTTCAGCGTTCGTCTTACTGACGAAACACCTTTCGTGACCTGTCCTAACGCAGGTATCTGCGCTTCATTGTGTTACGCGCGCTCAGGAACGTTCAACTTCAGCAACGTCAGGAAGGCACACCTCTCTAAGTTAGAGATGGTTCTCAACGACCTTGAAGGTTGGCGCGACCAGATGGTGCAGGAACTCCAAGCGAAGCGTTACCGAGGCGGTAAGTACGTACGTATCCACGACTCCGGAGACTTCTTCAGCGCGGATTACTTCCTCGCTTGGCTCTACATAGCGGAGAAGACACCGGATGTTCTGTTCTACGCTTACACCAAAGAAGTCCTGATGACGAAGGTTTATCAATTACCGGAGAACTTCGTACTCATCTACTCAATGGGCGGAAAGCAAGACAGGTTCATTGACTTGGAGGAAGACCGTCACGCGGAAGTGTTCCCTTCAATGGACGCGCTCTTGGAGGCCGGTTACACGGACCAGGAAGACAGCGACATACTCGCAGCGACGTTGCCGACTAACAAGATTGGTATCGTAGTCAACAACATCCCTCACCTCAAGAAGAAACAG